CCAGTAGACCCAGTAGACCCAGTAGACCCAGAAGTTCCAGTAGACCCAGTAGATACTGGCGAAACTGTTGTAGATGACACTAGTCTTTTAGAACCTTCAGAACCTGCTTTGCCTGAAATAGGTGAAAGCTATGAAAATGGTTATGTTATTAAAAATGCAGGTGGAGACGGTTCTCTTCCTATTAGTTTTCCAACAGGAATGCTTTTAAACGAAGTAGATTTTCCTGCTTATCAAGAAGCAGGATATGATACTCAAATAGTTTTAGAAAATTGGGTAGGTGCAGGAAATGAAATAATGCCCGACCTGAGTAATTGGAGTTTTGGAAGCATGAACTTAGGTTCTAGTGCTCCTTATGTTGCAATGTATCATCCGCAATGGAATACTCCTGTGCCCGAAGTGACTGTTGACAGCGCACCAGATTATAGCTATATTGATGGAATTACTCCTGAACCTTTGGGAGGAGGCAGCACTGGCAATGATAAATATATTAATTTAGCTGCGGATTTAAAAGAAGATTTAACAGCTGCTTATAATCAAAAAAATAGTGTATTTAATAATGATAGTCCTGATGCTCCTTTAATGCCTGCAGACCCCGGTCCTCCGCTTTTAGACCCTGCATTTATGAATGAAGAAGATTGGATTAACGATGATTTTTACGCTACTCGTTTTGCAAAAGAAAAACGACAAGCTGAAATAGCTGTGTATGGTCAGCTTATGGACATATACAATATTGCTCAGGAAGAATATTTAAGAAAAACTATGCCGGTTCAGGAAGGTCCTAGCTTAGAAGATTTTGTAATGCCTACATTTACAAAAGATAGCCCTGTTCCTGATTATTCTCTATATCCAGAAGAAAAAAGAGGAGAGGTTGCTGCAGCTTATCAAGCAGCTATTACAGCGCCAGTAGTTGTAGAAGAGCCTGCAGATGATTCTAGTCTTTTAGATTCTCAAGAAGACGATGCAGATGAGGTTGTAAATACTGGACCTGATTATGGTAATTTAACATTTACACAAGGTCAGAATCCACCTAGTGGTTATGACTATCAAGGTGTTTCTAATGAAAAGTATAATAGCGATGTAGCAAGTTGGGCAAGCGCTCAAGTTTCGTTAGGAAGTGACAAACCTGTTAAAGGTAATTTATTAAGCAATCAATACGCTGCTCTTTTAAATGCTTGGTATGACGCAGGAAACACTGACCCTGTAGTAGATGACACGCCTGTAGTGGACGATACGCCTGTAGTAGATGACACGACTGTAGTGGACGATACGCCTGTAGTAGATGACACGACTGTAGTGGACGATACGCCTGTAGTAGATGACACGACTGTTGTAGACGATACGCCTGTAGTAGATGACACGACTGTTGTAGACGATACGCCTGTAGTAGATGACACGACTGTTGTAGACGATACGCCTGTAACAGATACTCCAGAAAGAGATGAAGATGAAATTCCTGCAGACGATATTGCAATGACTGAGGAAGAACTACAACAAGCTTTAGCTAACTTTACAGAAAGTGTCCCACTAAAAGACAATAGAGATTATTCATTCTTAGGTTCAGAGCCAGATAGAGATACTTACAATATTATAACTTTAGGTCCAAGTGCTCAGTCAAAACAAAACAAAGCTAAAATTCAAAGATATAATGATGACGTAGATGCTTGGAACTCTTTAGTTAATAGATTAGACGCAGTGTATGATAAGTATGAGAATTTTAATTACTCAGACTATCCTACACCACCAGTTGAAGTTTTTGAACCAGTTCTTCCCGATAATGCTACTGCAGAAGAATTAAAAAATTATAATATAGAAAAAGGTAAATATGAAATCTTTTTAATAGAAGATAAATTACACGAAAATGCTGAAAGCTTGTATTTACTTTCAGTAGGCTCAGGAGGCTCAGATAATAATATGGCAGACCCAACAAATGCAACAGTGATTGAAAGAAATTCTTCTGGTCAACCGCTTAAAATAAACATAGGAACTCCCGATGCACCTGACGTTAAAGTAGCAACTCCGTCTCAAATACAAACAGACGCAGCTTCGCAAACTATAACAAGCTCTGGTCAAGTTCAAGAGTTAGGCGGTGCAACAGGACGCTCGGCTCAAACTGTAGGGGCAGGAGACATGGGAACTACTGCACAGCAAGACGCACCTACAGATGTTGGTGGTCCTGAAACTCCTGTAACAGGTTCTTCGTTTACAGCTAAAACAGCTGAAGAAGCAACTACAGGGACAGCCGCTACATTTGACGGAACTGTGCAAGCGGCAGGGACTACGGATATAACTGCACCTGAAATAACTGCTGCAACTCGTGACCAAGCTACTGTTGATTCTGCTCAAGCTACTGCTGCAACTGGGACTTTATCTGAAAACTCTTTAGCTATAGCAGCTACAGCATACAGACGAGCTAAAAACAGTGATGAGTTTAAAGACTTAGATGCTGCAACTCAAGCTGCTGATGCTAAAATGAAAGAAGATGATGCATATAAAAATGCTTCTCAAGCTTATGTGGATGCAGAAACTGACGAAGCTAAAGCAGAAGCTCTTAAAAATTTAGAGGCTGTACCATCATTTAAGGCATATCGAGAGGCTGTAGATAAAAGAGTTGAATTTTTAGAAAACGCAGGCGCTCAAAAAATTGCTGAAGTTGAAGGACCTGAAGTATCTGCTGCTTATTCTGCTACTACTTTAAGTACAGATGATATTACTCAGCTAACAATGATTGCACAAGAAAGAGGTGTAAACATTGAAAACTTGCCTGAGTTTAACGCAACTAAACAACGAACAGCTCAGTCAGCTACGGCAGCTACAGGCACAGCAGCTCAGTTAAGTGGAGAAGCTCCTATAGCTACAGCAGCTACGGCAGAAACTGGAACTGCTACAAGTGTTTCTGCGCTGACTACAAATATTGAAGACGTTCCTTCATTTGAAAAGGCAGCTACTCGTACAGCTCAAACAGCTGAAGCAGCTACAGGAGAAGCTACAGTAATTTCAGATGCTGATATTGCTACAGATTTAGAAGGTCGTGAAGCTATTACAGGTACTGCTCCTCAAGGCTCTGCAGCTGAAATTGGCGGTGTGCCTACATTTGAAGCTGCACAAATGCAAGCGGTAACTTCAGAAGATAGGGAAGTAAACGCTTCTGAAATGCTAGAAGTTGTAGCAGATATGCCAGAAACTACGGCAGCTGCAATTGCTCAAGACCCTGCAAGTGTTGAAGCTCAGTTAGATACTGACCCTGACCCAACAGTAGCTGCTAAAATTGCAGCGCTTCCAACAGAGGCACTAGTATCAGCGCAAATGGAACTGCTTCTTGCAGGTATTGAAACTGATAATATTCCTGCGTGGGCTAGACCAACTATTGCAGCTTTAGACGGTGTAATGGCACGAAGAGGTTTGTCAGCTTCTACTGTAGGTAGAGATGCTATGTTTAATGCTATTATTCAGAGTGCTTTACCGATTGCACAAGGCAACGCTACAGCGCTACAAAATAGAGCAAACTTAAATTTAACAAACGAGCAAAATGCTGAAATAGCTCAAGCTAATAATGTAATGCAAGTTAGATTAGGTAACTTAGCAAATAGACAGCTTGCAGCTTCTGAAACTGCACGTATGGCTCAAGAAATTGCTGTGAAACAATCTACGTTCGACCAACAAGCAGCTATAGTTACTTCAGAGCAGCAACAGCAAACAGCAATGCAAAACACGCAAAATGCTCAATCTAAAGCAGCTGCTGATGCACAACTAGCTCAACAAGCAGCTTTAGCTCAGTTTAGTGAAAACTCTCGTAGAGATTATGAAAACTTAAAAGCTTTGAATGATGCTTCAGTAAACAATCTAAATTCCGAACAAGCTGCAAGACTTAAAACTTACGATGCTCAGATAACTACGTTAGTGCGTCAAGCCGAGCTAGACCAAGATATTGAAAAAGCAAATCTTAATGCTAGTCTTTCATTAGAGCTACAGAACTTGTCTCAGCAAAACGATGCAGCTAAAGATACAATGACTGTAGAAAACCAAGAGCGTTTAGTAAACTTACAAACTCTTGTAGACTTGCGTAAAACAAATGCTACGCTAGCACAGCAGATGGACATGGCTAATCTAACTAATGAGCAACAAGTTGAACTAGCAATGTTGCAAGATAAAGCTGCTACAGATTCTGCTAATTTTACAGCTGATAATCAGTTTAGATTAGATGAGCTGAAAAACAAAGTAGCTCGAAACATTAGACAAGCAGAGCTAGACCAACGCATTGCAGAAATTAATTTAGACGCAGAATTAAAGTTAGAGCTGACTGAGTTGACCGAGTTAAATGCAACTAACCGTGCAAACATGTCAGAAGAAAACAGAGTACGATTAGCAAATCTAAATGCTTTGATTGACTTTAAGAAAACTAATGTTACGTTTGCACAACAAATGGAAATGGCTAATCTTAGCAACGAACAACAAATCACTGTTGCTAACTTAACTGAAAAGGCTGCGGCAGATGCTGCAAACTTTACAGAAGCTAATCGTTTTGAGTTGCAAAAATTAACTATAGCTTCACAGCTTCTTTCAAGCAATGAGCAGCTAAAACTAAATGCGGACATGGCTAGACTTAGCACAGAAGAGCGTGTAGCTTTAGCTAACTTAACATACACTAATCAGTTTGATTCAGCTAAGATGACTGCAGAAAATACTGCAGAGCTTCAACGCTATGAAAAAGAAATAGCCGTAGCTCAAGGTAATGCACAGCTTGCACAACAAATGGGACTGCAAGAGCTATCTAACTCTCAACAAGCTGCAATGTTTAATGCACAGATAAATGCAAACTTAGATATGAAGCAGTTTGACTTTAACCAACAAGCTTCGTTGGCTAACAGTCAGTTTATGCAGACAATGACACTTAAAGAGTTTGATGCAGACCAACAGGCAGCTATTCAAAATGCTACGATTATGGCTAATATAGAGATAGCAACTGCAGACCAAGCGACTAAAGTTGCAATTACTAACGCTCAGAACTTCTTAAAAATGGACATGAGCAACTTAGCTAATCGGCAACAAATGGCTGTAATTAATGCTCAAATGGAACAACAAACACTGTTAAGTAATTTAGCTTCAGAAAATGCAGCAGCTCAGTTTGGCGCTGCTAATCAGCAACAAGCTGACCAGTTTATGGCTAGCTTAGGTGTTCAGATTGAACAGTATAATGTAAGCGCTACGGCAGCTAGAAATCAGTTTAACGCTACTGAAAAGAATCGTAGAGCAGCTATTGAATCAGGTAACTATATTCAAGCTGCTTCGTTGACAGCACAGCTAGATGCAGATATGCAAAAGTTTAACGAGCAACAAGATTTAGCTCGTGACCAATGGAATGCTGCAAATGCACAAGCTGTAGAACAATCTAACATTCAGTGGAGACGGCAATCAAATACTGCTAACACTGCAGCTCAGAATGCTGCTAATCAGCAAAATGCTCAGATTGCGTTTAACTTAACAGCACAGGAACAAACACAGCTATGGCAACAGTTACGTGATGAAGCTGCATATATTAGACAAGCGTATGAAAACCAAGAACAACGCAATGCTCAACTATATGCAACTGCATTAAGTAATGAACAAGCTATAAAAGATAGCACGTTTAAAGACAGTTTATTATCAATTTTAAATTTTGACGACTAGGTGATTAATAATGGGATTTTTTAGTAAAGTTTGGAAAAAAGTAAAAAAAGGTTTTAAAGGCGTTTTCAAAAAAATTGGAAAGGGCATTAGTAAAATCTTTAGAGGTATCGGCAAATTCATGGGTAAGATAGGTATTGTGGGTCAGCTTGCAATGTCCTTTATATTGCCGGGAATTGGAGCAGCCTTGTCTAAAACGGCAGGGGGCATGTTTACTAGAATTACAGGTGCTTTAGCTAAAGGCGGCAAAATAGCTCAAGGTGCAGGTAAAATGCTTGAAGCCGGAGTAAACTTTGCCAAGATGGGACACTCGGCATTTAAAACTGTAACTGATGGCGTTAGTAGTTTTGTAACAGAAATGGGGCAAGCCACTCTTAGCAAAATTCCGGGAATTAAAAAAATATTTCCTAATATTACAGATAAAAAATTTAAAACTGCTTGGAATAATGTTCAAGATGAGTTTCAAGCAAATACTAAAAAGGTAATGGAAAATTTTGATAATCTAATTGGAAAAACAGCTGTACCTAAAGACGCTGTTACTGCTTCAATATTAGACAAAGGCTCAGCAGTAACTGGAGAAGGTATAAGTGGAACAGCGGAAATAAAAGGTTTTGATGAATTTAAACCTACAGAAACTCCGTCAATTATAGATACTATAGGTCCAGATGGTAAGCCTATTAGTGATAAGATGTTTTCGGCAGAAACTGGGTTTCCTGTTACTGATGAACCGTTTTATCCTACACCTGATGGTACACTGCCTAAAGCAGTAGTTAAAGCTCCAGAAAAAAGTCTACTAGAAAAAGCAGGTGATTTTATTAGTGAAGGCATTTCAAATACTGGAAAAGAGCTAAAAGAAATTATTACAAAAGCCCCAGAAAAAATTCCAGAGTATATAGGAGACGAAGTAGAAGATACTTTAAAATTAAAAACTGTTGAAAAAGTAGAAGATGCTTTAGGCTTAACTCCAGAGCAAGAAGAACAACTATCTACAGGATATACTGCAACTTACGAACCAGTAACAGTTGGCGAATACCAATCTCAAGCTATTAACGATAGAGCATATCAAATGGCGTTAGACCCTGTAGGATATGGAATGCAAAATCCGTTTGGTTATCCTGCACAAGATTTTTATAAACAACAAATGTTACAATTTTCAAGACCACAATAGGGAATAAATAATGGACACAGTAGACCAAATACAATCAAACTTTGGAAGACCAATTCCGGGACAATCTTTAACGTCTGACCCGAATAATCCTGCTCCGTATGAACAAGCTCCAAGATACACTACTGTAGAAGAAGCTTCAAAATATTTGTGGGATTATGTTACTGAAGATAGACGCTATTCTACAATAATGCAGGGTGTCAGTGAAGGTATTCCAGTAATGGATTACGTTAAAGTTATTTTGTTTAAAGAGTTTTCAGAAGGTGCTTTTAATCCAGACTTAATGATGATGATGGCTGAGCCTCTTGCATTTATGATTATTGCTTTGGCTGAGCGTCTTGATTTAGATATAAAAGTTACAAACGAAGACGATGAAGATGAGAATGAAGAGTTGTTTGGAGTTCAAGTCGAAGAAGAAAAACTAAATAAACTTAAAGAATCTGCAAAAGCAAATAGAATCCCTGCAGGTTTTATAAGTGACGATATGAAAGAAGACATGGGTAGTCTACCAAGTCTTCCAAGTTTGTTAGAAAGTCAAGAAGTAGGACCTGTTGAGGGAGAAGTAGACGCTCCTTCAATGGAAGAGCCTTCCTTACCACCTGTACAAGAAGAAGGGGTACAAATACAATGAGGTCATCAGAACTAGGTGCAAGTCTTTTACAGCAGACTCGTGAAAGAAACGATAGATTAGCTAAAGAAGGTAAAAGCCGAGCTAAAAAAGAAGCTTGGAAAGCTTTGGGAGCTAAAGTTTTAATTGGGGCTACTAATGATTTGCTTGAAAGAAGACAGCAAGAATTTTTAACTAACGAAGATAATTTAAAAACTAAGTTAGAAATGAAAACTGCTAATGATTTTGCTTCTAAAATTAGTGGCGAAGATGCCGCAGCTACTGAGTTTGCAGGAGGCGCTGACGCATACTGGACAGCAAAAGCTAAGCCAATGGTTGACGAATGGATGAGCGCTAATTATAGTGAAAGTACATCTAATGCAGCTACATACGACAGGTATAAAAATATACTAGCTTCTACTTATGGGCAAGAGTTAAAAAAGAATCACGCAAAAACTTTTGAAGCTACTAAAGGATTTTTAACAGAAACAGGCGGTCTTGAAAACTACACATCAACTATGAAAAGACAAAAACCTACTAGTATTTCAGGTTTTGTAGGTAATTTTATAGGTAAAGCTACGGGTATATTAGAAAATGATGACGCTGTTTTAACATCAAAACAATTTGAAAACGAAGCTAATAAACTAGATGCTTTTCACGAAGCCTATAGCAAGCTTGGAAGTTCTTCGTTAGCTGAGTTTGTTACAAAAAACAATCTTGCAGTTTCCCAAGAAGGTTTAGGAACAAAAATGTCTGAATACAGCGAGCCGGTTCAAGTAGAAGGTCCTTACGGAAAAGAACTTCAGATTGTTGTTACAAGCTATGACGAAAATGGAAATAAAAGTTTTAGTACAGTTAAAGCAGACAGTTCAGGAAACATGCGATTTAGTGCTCCCGAAGTTCAGGCTCAAGAAAAAATACATTCTATGAGAGTTTCAAAAGTTTCTAGTGACGCTAGAAATCCTATTAGAACTTCAGGTCAGCACATTATTCAAAGTTTAAAACCTGAACAAATAAATGAACTAACTGAACACGTTAAGACTGTTTTCGAAAACGATTATAAAGGAAAAACAACCAATACAGAAGCGTATAATAATTTTAGCGAAGAAAAAAATAAAATGTTTTATTCTAATGCAGGCGTAGCTAGTCAAACTCTACAAAGTCAAGGTTTTACTGCCCCTTCTTCAGAAGTAATAGCTAGTGAATTAATTATGAACAGCATAGACCCTGCAAATACAGGAACTAAAGTGCTAGATAGCGTTGGGAGCACTAACCCTTATCATACTTTACACGCTATTCATAATGGTGTTATGGGCGATAGAATGCAAAAACCTGTACAGCTTGTTGATAGATTTTTAAGAGGAAACGATTTAAACTTTTTGTACGCTTATAAAAGCGAATCAGTAGAAGGAAGAGGCAGAATTGACGATATTCTAAAAGAAACTGGAAACTTTGGAATGATTGGCGTTGACGACTCTTTAAATAAAGTGCATCAGGCTGTTAAATTAGTTGTTGAAAATCCCGGAAATGTATTTTCAGGCATGAAAGATGAAGAAGCTTTAAGAAAAGCGTATGATATGTATGCTGAAGAAGTTAAAGCCGCAGTTGAAGAAGGTCAGCCAAAAGGCGATAAGAAAGCTGAACCTGTAACTCAAGAACAAATTGATTTGTGGATAAATAGAAACCCAACAAATGCTAACAGAGCTGAAGGTTTAAACAATAGCATGATTGATGAAGCGTATGGTAGAGAGATTAGACAGTATTCAAATCTAGTTACAAGACAACAGAAAAACTCTGCAGCAATTAAAAAATTCTTTGTAGATGATGCTGAACGAAGAAGAAAGATTGAGTCAATGACGTATGCTCAACGTGCGTATTACAATAAAACTGGCAAGTTCCCTGAAGAATACTAAGGAAAGGAAATAATATATGTCTTTGATAGATTATATTGAACAAAAAGAAGGTGTTAAGTTTGATGACGATGCAAACTATAAGCCTACTTCTACATCTTCAAATTACTCAGTAACAGATTTTTCAAACGACCCTTTAGTTAAAAGACAGTTTGATATAATTACTGATTATTTAGCAGAAAATAAAACAGCAGCTTCTAGATTACTAGATGCCGGAGCAACAATGGGAGAACAAGATGACCCTGTTGAGTTTGCTCGTGATGACTTATATAGAATAGGTGCACCTGCAGCTAAAGCATTAGTTTTTAAAGATGCTCCAGAAAATGTAAAAGAAGCGTATAGAATATTTAGAGATAAGTTTGAAGCTGCTAGTGTTACAGGTACAGGAGAAGTATTAGGAGCAATAAAAGATATTGGCTCTGATATGATATTTAATCCTGAAATGGTTATGACACTAGGAAGTGTTTTAGCAGCTCCTAAAACTCTTGGTGGAAGCTTTGTAGCTTCTCAAGCAGCTAAAAAAACAGCAGGTACTGCAGCCCGTAACAAACTTAAACATGCTATTGCAGCTAGCGGTGCAGCTATTAGAAACAATCCTAAGAAATTTGCTATTTCTATGGGTGCATATTATGGCGGTGCAGGTGATTTAGCAATGCAAAGCCAAGAAGTTGCTTTAGATGAAGTAGACGCTATTAATCCTCTTCGTGCAAGTATTTCTACAACAGCCGGTGCAGCTTTTGGTTACGGTTTGTACCGTGCAGGAAGTGCAATAGGAAACAAATATTTCCAAAAAGCTACTGATGGAGATGCTAAAGTACCTACAGAAAAAGCAGCTCAGTTGTATGACGAAGCAGCTGAAGGTGAATTATTGCCTCCATCAGCTAATCAGTTATTAGAGCAGCTAGAACTAAAACTAGCAGACGATGTTGCTACTAAACCTAAAAAACCTAAAACTCCTAAAGGCTTAGCAGGAGTTTGGAAACCTCTTCCTAAACAAGGTGAACTTGATTTTGGTGAGCCTGTAGAGCAAGCAGTCAATAAACTAGTAGGCGACTTGGGTGGTGGAGAAAAAACTAAGAAAGAAATTCTTTCTAGAATTAGAGCGCTAGCTAACGGAGAAGAGACTGTAGAAAGTGCTAGAAATCAACTAAAACAAACTATATATGAAACAGCTGCAGATTTAACAGGCAATATGTTTGGTAAAGCCGCAGGGGTATTGTCGCCACACCTTAGACTATCTGGTACTGCACGACAACTACAAGAAAGATTGTCTTATGAGTTTGGAATTAAAACAAGTGTTGAAGCGCAGCAAAGAATAGGTCAAGATTTATCTGAAGTTCAACGTGAAATGAACGGACATTTTAACGAAAAGTTTCGAGTAATTGTAGATGAGGTAGGCTTGGCTAACAAAGACGGCAGTTTGTCTCAAGCTATTAATGATGCACTAATGATTACTTTGCGAAGCAATAAAGCTGTTCAACACGAAGGTTTAGACTCAGCTACAAACAGAGCAGTCAACAAAGCTGCTCAAGCTACAAAAGAATTGTACAATGAAATGGGTGTAAGCCTTAAACAAGTTGGTGCGATTGATAAGCTTGTTGATAATTATATTCCTCGTATGTGGGATAGAAAAGCTATTGAAGATAATCAAACTGAGTTTATGAACCTACTAGTGCAAAAAGCAGGATTAAGTCCTACAGAAGCTAAAAAAACTGTAGATAATATGCTTGATGTGCAAAACCAAATAGACACTGGAGGTGGTACAGGATATTTCTTTTCTTCGCAACGTAAGCTAGTAGATATTGGTGAAGATGCGGCTTTCCAAAAATATTTGAATGATGATGTTTTAGGTTCATTACATGCGTATACTTTTCAAGCAAGTAAAGCTATAGCTAAACACCGTGTTTTAGGTGTAAATAATGTAGATGACTTTAATAAATTTTGGGTAAATAGAATACGAGAAGAGATTACAAAAGGCGGTGGTAAATTTACAGCTGCACACGCAAAACAAATTGAGTCTCTTTACAAACATGCAACTGGTGAAGGTCTTGACAGGTACGGAAAAACTGGTCAAAACTTAACAGATGCGTATGGTTTGACTACTCGTATAGCTTATCTAGGATTAGCTACAGTATCTAGCTTAACAGAAGTAATGTTAAACTTGTCTCGTGGTGGATTAACAAATAGCGTTAAAGGTTTAAAAGACGCTATGAATATTAGTCATAAGTATGTAACTGACGATTTACAAGCAAAACTTACAGATGAGTATGGACTTACTGCTGCAGAAGCTTTGTCTGAAATGCGTAAGTTTAGTATTAACATAAATCAAAATATGGCTCAACTAGGCAATCGTTTAGCAGGCGATGACTTAGTAAATGAAGGTATGCAAAATGTAAGTAATAAGTTTTTCCGTGCTAACATGCTAGACCAATGGACTCGTTTTGTTCAGACTGTTTCGTTTAGTACAGGCAAAAAAATGATTCGAGAAAACTTAGAAGCTTTGGCAGCTTATAAAAACGGACCATTAGATAAAGTAGGTAAAAGTTTAGTAGACGAATTAAAAGAACTAGATATTAATTACAAAGAAGGTGTAGCTTGGTTAAATGCAGGTGGTAAATTAAACAGTAAGTTTTATAATGAAGGCTTACTACGAGGCGCTGCTAGATATACAGACTCCGTAATTCTACAACCTACAGCTATGTCAGGCTTAAAACCTTTGCTGCATTCTAATCCTAAAACAGCTATTTTGTTTCAACTGCTAGGCTATCCAATGGCATTTACAAATACTGTTATGAAACAAGCAGGTAAGCGAATTGCAAAAAACCCAGTAAGAAACTTATACAAAACTTTACCTGCTGCTTTTTTAATGACAGGCATGGCACGTTGGACAAACCATCTGCGTACTGATGGAGAAAGCGAGCGCAACAAAGAACTTCCTGAGATTTTAGGAAATTCATTAGCACGTTGGGGTGGTAACGGTGTATTCTTTGACATGCTTAAAAGAGCACGAGACAATGCTAAATACTCTGACAGTAATGCTCCGTATGTTACACTGCCGTTTGGACCAATGGCTTCAGATGTAATGAGTGTTTACAACAGGGGCATTATACCTACACTAGCTAATAAAGTACCTGTATATTCTGGAAGCTATTTTGGTAAACAACTTTTGGGAGACGAAGAAGTTCAACACTATAAGAGAAGCGCAACTCAACTTCAAAAAGATACTTTTGATAGGTTTATTCCTAAATTTGAGGAAGAGCCTGCTCCTGTAGGATATGCTATTGGTGGTATTGTAGGAGGTAAAATAGGCAGAAAAGTAACAGATTTGTTAGATATAAATAGCGTTGTTAAAAAAGTTGTTACAGATGCAACAGATGGTGTTTTAAATTCTAAAGCTAGGAAAAAATCTGCAGCTGAAATTAAACAAGGCTTAACAGATTTGCAAAACGAAGGTGCTATAGATTTATCTAACAACGATACTTTAGACTTTGTAAACTCTTTAATTGTAAATGAAATACGTAAAAGAGATTTACCGCTAACTCAGTTAGAAAAAAATCCTAAGTGGAAAAAAGCTGTAGATAGTAAAGACCCAGATGAAATGGAAGCTAACTGGACAGAGTTCCAAGATTCTGCAGGTTTTTCTGAAGCTCACAAATATGCTTTAAAAACTATTGGGCAACGTCAAATGGAGTTAGACCCAGAAGGTAAGCTTAGCTATGCTGTTTCAAATATAGTTCGTAACACACGAAACAAATATCAAGAGCACCTTAAACCTGAAGTTAAGATTTTTGTAGATAAACAACAATCGGGATTCTATAGTCCTCTGCATAAAGCAGCGTTAGCGTTAGAAGGTTCTAAACCTAAAGCAGGGCAATACTGGTTAAACCAACTTAAAAAAGCTAAAGGAGTTACTAAAGATGAGCTTGATTGGACAGGCGCTGAAAAAGTATTTGGTAATCAAAAACCTGTAACAAAAGAGCAAGTAGTTGAATACTTTGAAGATACTAAATTTGATTTAGAAATTAATCAAGGGACTACTAGTCGTGACTTTCGTGAACCAGACTATGATTATGATGGGACTGAGCTTCACATGGAATTAGACGACCCTGAAGATTTTGTTCACTATTGGTTAAGAGATAACTCTCCTGAAGAACTTGAAGGTATAGCCGATTTAAGTGCCGAAGCTTATGAAGAATTAGCAGAATCTGTTTTTGCTAGAGCAGAAGCAAATCTACCTAAAGTAGACGGTGATGCAGTTCCTAAAGGTTTTGATTTTAGAGCACAGCAAATGCATTTAAGATATGCTTTTGAAGGAGAAAAAACTAAAAACTATAGAGAATTAGTTGTTAGCTTACCTGATAAGTTTAGAAAACTAAAATTAGATTTTGAACATGACCACTTTCCATCATTGAAAAATTTTGTATCTCATGTTAGATTAGCAGATGTTAGACCTGTTGATAGTAAAGCTAAAACTTTATTGATAGATGAAATACAAAGCGATGTTCATCAAAAAGCTAAAGGTCTATATATTACTAACCAAAAAGAGTATGACACTACATATCAAGCTATGACAAAATTAGAAGAAGAAAGATTTCAAATAGAAGATGTGCTAGAAGACTTAGAAATGGATTATGAATATAATAGAATTAGTAAAAAGCAATTTAAAACAAACCAAGAAGCGGCTTTATCCTCACTTGCAAAAGTAAAAAAAGAACTTGAAGAATATTCAAATGTTGGCTACATTCCAAATCTTCCTTTTAAAAACGAAAAACAGTGGGCATTGGTAGGTTTAAAACAAGCAATGATAGAAGCTGCCAAAGGAAACTATAATCAAGTTGCTTTAACTACTGGTAAGATTCAAGGCTTACGAAATAATCAAATGCACGAAGTAGATAACATTTTTATTACAGAATATAAAAATGGAAATGTAAGAGTTCAAGGTAAAAATGAAAATGCTATTGAGCGTACTGAAGTAAATAAAAAATTCAACAGTAAAAAAGAAGCTCAAAACTATGTAGGTAAAGAAAGATACGACTTAATAACAGATAGTAAACCTGTTAATGTCACAGATAAATATTCTTTTTATCAAAATGGCTACGGAAATAAAACAACACTAGGTGGTAATAAGCAGCTTGAGTTTTATGATAAAACATTAATAAGTCTTATGAATAAACAGTTTGCTGATAAATATAAAGTTAAAATTAAACTTAAAAAAATCTATCGCAATGATGAAACTGTAACTCTTCCAGTAATGGAAATAACAGAAAAAATGCGTAGAGATATACTTAAAGGACTACCTATGTTTGCAGAAGGCGGTCTAGTAACTAACTCAAAATAAGGAAACAATGTGAGCGAATTTAAATATTTTAAACTATCTGATTTTGATTGCCAAGAAACTGGCGAGAACAACATGGACGTAGAGTTTATACACAAACTAGACGAGCTTCGAGCTGCTTGTGGGTTTCCATTCCATATTACTAGCGGTTATCGTTCTGAAAAGCACAGCATAGAATCAAAGAAAGCAAAGCCCGGCACTCACGCCAAAGGTATTGCAGCTGATATAGCTGTCAATGGTGGTGCTCAACGCATGGCTATTGTTAAGAATGCTTTAGCTATGGGATTTACAGGTGTAGGGGTTGCACGAGGATTTATTCACGTTGATGTCCGTGATACTACTCCTGTGATGTGGAAGTATTAATGAAACGCTTGTTGTTTCTTTTGCTGTTTTCGGCAGCTGTAAGTGCGGACAACTCCCAAGAAGGTTCTTTAAATACCTTTCATGGAGATGGTAGCACTACAAATAGTAACAATAATACCGAAGACAAAAGCATATCTAATACATATAACGGTGCAGGGTCTAGTTCTGAAATGCCAGTAGGCTCTGCAATTACACCAAGCTATATGTCTAATGGTATGGACACTTGTCTTAAAGGTACGGGTGGCTCTCTTCAAACAGTAGGTGTTGGTATATCTAGCGGCTCTTATGAAGTTGACCCGAACTGTGATAGACGTAGGGACGCTAAGCTACTGTCAGACTTGGGCATGAAAGTAGCAGCAGTATCAAGGATGTGCGACTCTCTAGAGATTTGGAAGTCAATGTTTGTGTCAGGTACACCCTGTCCAATACTACAAAACTCTAGACTTGTTGCAGGTAAACGAGCTTACCTTGCAATGAAAATGAATCCTGAGATTTATATCCCAGACTACAACAAAAAAACTAAAGAATGGTATGACTCTATTCTCAACATTGGAGAAACAATTAATGAAGAACACGCTGAAGATGCTCCCTCTGTTAGCACTATGTTCCGTAGCTCAATCAAATGAGTTAGATAATTTAATAAACACTTCTACTGATATTGTTAATCAAATTGATAGAGGCGTTAAGTTAGTTGGTGCTGCTACTGAATACTCTTATGCAGGTAGTGGATTAAGTAATGGTACACTATCGTCTACTGCACATATTAGTACAGAACAATTAGATGCATATAACAATGCACTATCTAGCTTTGCTGTAAACTATATGCCTTATGGTGACGTACAGACTGTACTAGAACTAAAGGCTAATACAGAACTTGATTTGATGGATAACGCTATTGACACATTTACAGAAGTTGTAGTTGATATGATTTCTGTACAAGAAGTAGCCACCAAAGTTGTAGAAGCTGAGTCACCTCAAGAAGAAGCTGAAGTGCAAGAGTTTGTAGCGCAGAACCAAGAAGTGCTAACAATATCTCAAGACGATGTAGACACATACAATCAGTCTATTGATGACATTGAAACCCATGCTAACAACGCTAGTGCATTCCTAGCGGTAGCAAGTAACAAAGAAGCCGTAACATTCTTAGAGCAAGGCGCTGAGAATAACAACACAACTGCAGAGCAAGCTACTGTATCGTACAGTGCAGGTAATCAATGGGTTAAGATGGCTTGGGCTAATACTAACAACGCTTCTGCCGTATACCTTAACGGTCAAAGCTATGGTTTAGATATGTACTTTTCTGAGGCTGATATACTTACGGCAGGTAGTGAGTCTGAGTTTTATTTAAGCTCTCCATTAGCCGTGCAAAATCATAACTGCTATATGTACGGTGAATGTGAATGAGTTTAGCTGATGCAGAACTAACAATAGGCGGAGTAAAGCTAAAAGGAATCTACATAGCTGTTGTGTTTTCTTTAGCTACAACAATTGGCGGTGGTGTGTGGACAGCCTCTAGTCTATACTCAAGACTAGAAGGTGTTGAAAGTGTATTTATTCCTAATGTAACGCCTTTAGAAGAACGAGTTACATTGATTGAACAGAGCCTTGAAGCTAACGATGTATCTAAACTACAAGGTAAATTAGCAGAGCTAGGAGTTAACTTGAAGACTATTGCTGAACAACAAGAGAAGCTGCTACAAGTTTCAGATAAACTAGCAGGCTTAGAAAAAGAAATAGAAGCTATGAAAGCTACAGTAACTAAAGCTGAGCTCATAGCAGATAACATGAAAGACATTGAGTCTAAATTTAAGACATTAAACAGGGAGGTCTCGGAGCTTTGGCAGGGTTTAGATTATGTCAGCAATCCGTTAAAATAAAATATGATAAACTTAAATTCTTTGGTTGGTCCAGTTTCAGGACTGTTAGATAAATTTATAGAGGATAAAGACAAAAAGAATGCGATTGCGTTTGAACTATCAACGATGGCTGAAAGACACGCACAGGAGCTTGCGAAAGCGCAACTTGAAGTTAATAAGACAGAAGCGGCACATAAGAGCTTATTTGTGTCAGGTTGGAGACCGGCTGTTGGTTGGACTTGTTGCATTGGACTTGCGAGTCAGTACATTCTTATCCCGATGGCAAATTTTGCGCTTGCTATTACCGATACTCCCATTGAAATCCCTGTTCTAGATATATCAACTATGATGCCTGTACTGATGGGTATGCTAGGTTTAGGTGCAATGAGAACTGTAGAAAAAACTAAAGGCGTTAGCCGTAACAAATAAACAAAGGAAACTACTATGCCCAACTACAAAAAAAGAAGTACATATCAAACTGGCGGTGCTGCAAAACCTATGCCTCCTGCATCAATGCAAAGAATGGCGACTACTCCTATTCAAACTGGGTCACAAGAAGCCGAAAGAAAACGTCAAGAAATGATTAGAAGAGATAGAGCTATGATGGAAGTAGGTAATCGTCAACGTGCTGCAGCTATGGACGCAGCTAGAAAAAGAGCTTATAACCAAGCTACAGCTACAACGCAACGCCCTGTTCAAGGTCCTAGTCGTGCTCAAGCAGCTAGAAATCGAGCAGACTATGAAGCAGCTATGAGAGCTAGACAACAACGTGGAAGCACTCCTGCAAGACCAAGAGTTCCTACTGCACAGCAACGAGCTGAGTATCAAAGAATGGTATCAAACATAAACCGAAGCCGTTCTAATGCTGTTCCTGTAACACCAAGACAACAGCCAAGACCACAGATGCGAACTCCAACGCCTCAAGAACTAGCACGATTACGAGCAAATCCAAACAGACCAAGCATGACAAATCAAGTACGGAATCAGGGAAATGCTTCAGAGCGTCAAAGAATCCAACAACAGATAGCTCAACTCCAAGCAAGGCTACGACAACTAGGAGGCTAGTATGGCAGCTAAAAAAAAATCGACAGTAAATAAAGCAGGGAACTACACTAAACCTACTATGAGGAAGAACCTGTTCAATAAGATTAAGGCAGGTTCTAAAGGCGGTAAAGCAGGTCAGTGGTCAGCAAGGAAAGCACAGATGCTTGCCAAACAATATAAAGCAAAAGGTGGAGGTTATAAATGAAAGTTAAAGCACCAGATGGTTATCATTGGATGAAACAAAAGAATGGCTCATTCAAACTTATGAAGCACAAAGGAAAGTTTGTTAAACATAAGGGAGCAAGTCTATCTGCAGACTTTCCAATACAAAAGGTACATAAATAATGGGACTAAAAAAACCACAGAAGTCTTTAAAGAAATGGACTAAGCAGAAATGGAGAACACCTAGTGGTAAGAAATCTTCAGAGACTGGTGAGGTCTATGCGCCATCTAAGACTATTAAGAAGCTTAAATCAACTGCGGCAGGTAAAAAGAAACTAGCGGCAGCTAACAAGAAGAAAAGAGAAGCGACTGCAAAGGGAAAGCAACACGCAAAGCATGGGCTACATAAAGGTAAAAAACGATGAGAGAAGATTATAAAAAAGGCGGTAAAGCCAAAGACTCAAGACTAAAAAGAGCAGGTGTGTCAGGTTATAATAAACCTAAGCGCACACCTAGCCATCCTAAGAAGTCTCACATAGTTGTAGCGAAAGAAGGCGATAAGATTAAAACAATTCGCTTTGGGCAGAAAGGAGCTAAGACAGCAGGCAAACCTAAAGCAGGTGAGTCAGCTAAGATGAAAGCCAAACGTAAAAGCTTTAAAGCCAGACACGGCAAGAACATCAAGAAAGGTAAGATGTCTGCCGCATACTGGGCTGATAAAGTTAAGTGGTAGGGTTCTTGAAAACATCTAGTTCAGCTTCTAAGAACTTATGCATGTTTTCTAATTTAGGTTTCGCATCCCTTATAATCTTGCGAATTAGTATCAAGTCATCTCCCTTGAATATCGTGTGAAGTTTTTCTTCGGGAAGTCCTCCAATTTCTGTTAGGATTATTCCCGAAGAATTAACTATAATTCTAAAGGACAGAAGATTCGCTTCTTGTTCTTTAGGTGATTTCACAAGCTCCTCCTACACAAGCTAGTTCTTGAGAGCCTGTAGTATTGTCTTCTTGTTCAAAGTAAACTAAGTCATTCCAGTTTACATTACTCGGCATAGCTGCTAAGACTCCATCATACTTCTCAGCAGTTATGTCCTCATAAGGAGCTTGCTGATAAACATGGTCACTAACTGGCAACAAACTAATACCCGAACAAATATCAAAGTTATCCCATATCCACTGTGCAACTTGCAGATATTCATCGTCCGTATAATACACAGTAATACTGGGCTTATGCTCGCACCAGAAATTTTGGTACGTCTTCCACAGTTTTAACTGCTCCATAGCTCCTACTTCTTTTACTACTACACTAGAGTCAGGAGCTTTGACTGGAAAGCTATACACCACAGAAGACTCTGACATTACGTCTTGTTCTACTGGGAATCCTGCTGCTTCCATAAAGACTGCAAGCGGGTCTTTCTTGTCTGAACGTACTCTGCGAATATAGTGTTTAGAAAAACGGGGGTGAATGCCAGAAGCAGAATCGACAAGTTGAGACACAGTGCCACTAGGCTTAACACAAGTAATAGCCGCAGACTGTTCAATGCCAAGCTTCTTAGCCCATTTTTCATTAGTTTTAATAGCCACATCTCTCAAGTTCTCCAAAGTCTTTTCTAGTTTTTCTTGGTCTTCCTGACCAGATAATAATTTATTATCCATAATGCCTGTCATACTTAAACCAAGTAGTGCTTCTTCAGCTGTGTTCTTATGCCACACATTACGTAAATATCTAAAGTCTGTAAGTGTAGCTTGCAATGAGCCAATGATAGCAGCTAGCTCTACCTTTTCTTTTAGAGTTTCTTCTGTATCGTCTTCACGAACTACAACCTCAGACAAGTTACAGAACTGATTAGACCGTAGTATAATCTCAGAGCATGGGTTAGTACCAAAGTCCTGCTCAGAGTCTCTACGTCCATTACGAGCTGCAATATTCTGTGCAGCTACACGACTAAACAATCCTCGTTCACCTGCTCTGCTTTCGTATAGAGTCTTCATCTCGTTGATGAATGCTTCAAAGTCTGGCTTCTCAGTATATGCTACGCTGTTGTTTGCTAAACGTCTGTGACCGTCTGCTTCCCACCATGCACCTGTCTTAGCCTTAGCCATACGAATGTCTGATAAGTTTGATAGACTTATAAGTGCTGAACGTCTAACACCACCTACAACCACAATGTCTGCAACCTTGCATACAACATCGTGACACTCAATACTAGTTAGCTTACGACCTGCTGCTTTGTGGAATACTTCTACACAGAAGCGGAATAAATCTTCAAGAGGTGCTGAGCCTGATGCACGACCACCGAATGTTTTAAGTCTAGCACCTGCAGGTCTTACTTTGTGCATATCCCACTTAGGTACTTTACCTGCATACAACATAGCAATCAACTCACGGAATGCACTAGCCCAACCGATTTTACTGTCGGCTACTACAATCGTTGTGTCTGTATCGTGAAAAGTTTCTGCAACTATCGGTAGCTTGTTGATAAAGTTACGCTCAACACTAAAGCCCACACCAGTACCACACATGAGTACATACATTAGCTCATCAAATGCTCTAGGTGAATCAATAGCTAAGTAACTGCAGTTAAATCCTGCTACGTTATCTTTGTCTAGTGCTTCACCTGCCGTCATCATACAGCGCATAGACGGCATAACCTTTTGACTATGTATGCCATCATATAAACGCTTAGCTGTTTTCTTATCTATCTGCTTTCGATTAACCCAAAAGTCTACGTACCTTTGTACAGTCTCCTCCCAAGTCTCTCGTCTGCCCTCATTAGAGAGCCAACGAGCGTACCGTGACTTGTGTATGAACTGTTGGTATTTATCCATTTAAGTCTCCAAAGGTTACTGCTGTCCATACTTCTTTGTAGAAGTTTAAGAACTCTTTGCGGTTATCCCACAGTATAACCGCAGGTACATACACTGGCGATACTGCAAATAATACTACTGCTTTTATAAATAGCTTTTGTTTTTCTGTAAATTTAAAACTCCAATCTTTACTCATCGTCTATTTCCTCCCAGACATTTCCAATCGTTATAGTAATAAAGGGCAGTAGTATTACCGTCCCTTGAAAAGGCATTACATCGTGTTCGCCATCTCTAACTGTCCACACAGGGCGGCTGTCCGCAAACTCAATATCAAAACCTACTCCGTTTCTAGGCTCAATCGTCCATAGCCTGTTCAAAAAATGGTGCGTCATATTCTTTCCTCGTTTGTTTTTTTCTTGCAGTCTTAGCTTTGCTAGACCTCGTGTACTTCTTAAACTTTTTCTTTCGAGCAAACTGATTCCTGCGCTCTTCTTTCCTGTCCATTACCACCAACCTAAGTTTTTAGAGTTATTTAATATAATCATAAAGCATGTGGCTATGTGCACAACCCACCAGAATGTTCGTATAACCGCAACAGTATCTGCTTGGCTGTTTGTCTCTCCGACTTTTTCTCCTAGAGACTTTGCCCATATACGCCACCACTTTCTATACTTCATACAATTTAATTAGTTTATCTAAATACCATCGTGCTTTCTTTAAGTCTTCTAAAGCTTTGCCCTTGTAAGACATACGCCATATATATTTCTGGCAGTTGCCTTTTAGGTAGCCTTGAAACTGTTCGAGACTCATAGACTCTTCAATAGCCTGAATGCATTCAACAGCTCCAGTGTTGTAATGTGCAGGATTATTTACAGGGTCATCGCTCCAACAATCAGCAAAGTCTTCTGAGTCAGCAGTCACCTCTGGGTCTGTACCTCTAGTGCTATCGTAAACCCAATGCGAGTTTAAGTCACGCATGTACTCTTCAAATGTAGGTTCTTGTTTCATTCAAATGTCTCTCTTTTCTTTTTGTTAATCCAATCATCAGGTATGCTATCTTCACTAAACCATCTAAAGCTATTTGCCTCAGCCCACTCAGCGTGGGAGCGTTTAGTTCCGTCCTTTCTGACCTTAGCCTGTGGCATCGGGGCATTAGGATTAGCAAACAGGAAAACCAGTTCGATGTCATCTGGCAGTGCTTTGGCTATCCATACGTACTTACTGTACTCAGCACTATCCCAGAACCTTCCTTTGGCTTCTAGTAATATCTTCTTACCGTTGATAACTCTTACAAAATCGGGTTCGTACTTATGCTTCACAGTATACTCTACCTTATCAACGTGATGCTCCCATCCGTCTAAAATGCCTGAGTGAAGCTGATACTCCCAATTAGAGTCGTAGCCCTTAACCAAGTCCTTTTCAACAGGGCGTTTAACTCTTGCTTTCCTGTAGCCTTTCCTTATTTTAGCCATCCGTGCTATCCTTTACGTTGCTGTATCTTCCAGTTGACATCAGCTAGTGTAAAGTCTTCTACCTGTTTGTCGGGAAAGATACGCATTAATTGTTTTAGTTTTTTAATAACGTGACGCATTCCAAACACGCTACAGTATTTAGTTCCCATACCCCAAACGTGGGTCTGTGTCGGAAGCATCTGAGCCAAATTAGTTTTATCTACTTTATTAGCTTCGTCATCCGACAACAGAGACTTAACCCACGCAAGTTGTATGTCTTCAGCGTGTTTCCGTATACGCTTACTTAGTCTTCTATTCATAATACCTCTTCTACTTTGGGTTCTGCTACGACTTTTGTGAGGTACGCATACCCTGTAGAGTATTTAAAAGTTCTTAGACCTACACCATCGTTAGCATCTTTGTGGCATTCGTGCTTATACTTACACCACGAACAACCTTTTGGTAATTTCATGTTACCTTTTTTACCGTCAGGCAAAGGAGTATAACACAGCTCTGGAGGTTTGTCAAGCTCTAAATTATCACGCAGCGTATTTATTGTAGTTTCTATATTAGGTTTATCTAAGTCATCAGGCTCAAACAGACACAGCTCACCGTTCTCCTTGTTGATAACCAAGAACCCACCCCCATCTGTACCCTCTGCTTTCTCGTAACCTGCAAGCTGTCCGAGATAACCGAAAGGGTCATCCGAATTTAACGTGCCGTTCTTAAACTTCTGGAACGCAAATCTAGATGCAGACTTAACATCTACTACCTGACCATTAATCTTACAGTCCATGTGACCTACGATGCCGTTGACTGTTACTTCTTTCTGCTCATCAGTCACTTCATGCCCTGCCATACGTACAAGCATAAGTACAAGCTCTTCTAAGACATGACCATACAAGAACTTAATCTGAGTAGGACCATCGACTTCGCTGTTTATATCTGTATCACGCTTCTCAAACCACAACTGTCGCTGAGGTTTACCTACGTTAGACATACGAAGCGTGAAGTCGGTGTCACGTTTGCGTGGTGTAGCCCAATGCATAATAGCTTCTTTCATAGATGCCATAGTTTCATCAAGAGCCTCCTCCGTTATTGGAAGAGGCTCGCCTTGTGATACACTTTCTAGCATCTTATATATGTCAGGTACTACAGTATTAAGCGGCTTCTGGCTCATCTTCTATCTCCTTGAATGCTTTGATTACATCAGATGAAAACAGCTTCTGCAAGTTTAGCAGATACATCTGGCTTGCACGGTTGTCACCGCCTGATACAGTCTTAAAGCTATCTAGTTTTTTTACAATCTTCTTGAGTGTCTTAGTGTTAAACACAAGTGTACAGTATTCGTCATCACCAATACACAGATTATGAAACCAGTAATCCGACTCGGTTGCATCAATACCTGATGGCTTACCGTAAGACTTATACTCAATGCAGATGTTACCTGTCTTCTGCCATAAGTCACGCTCGGACTTTACTTCTATCTTCTTGTTAGTAAGCATATCCGCAATCTTATCTTCACGAACAACTCCATACTGCAAATCAATATCAAACTTCTTTCTGTCTTCTTTAGTGGGTTTCATGCCAACCATCTCCGATGTTGTAGTCCCCATCAAGAGGACAGTTTAAGTTTAAGTTCTTACCTGCCTGTGTTATAGCTTGTACACCTAGCTCTCCAACCTTTTCTGCTACTGATGGACGACATTCTATCTGCCACTCATCGTGTACATTAGCTACTATCCTAGCATCAATACGCTTGAGCCATAAGCTGTGCTCAAGTAGAACCAATGCTTCTTTCATAACGATAGCGCCTGCACCTTGCAACAATGTGTTGAGGGCAGCGTGTTCACTCCGAACAAAGAGCTTACGCCCATCAAGACCTTTTAGAAATCCTTTCTTGCTTTCTCTTTGAACTCGTTGGATAAGTTGTTTAAATGATGGTAGACTATCAAGAAACTGTCTTCGCAACTGTTTGCCAACTGCTTTACCTCGCTTAGCCACTGACCCAAGCTTTGCATCTCCTGCTCCGTATAAGAGTGCATAGATGAATGTCTTTGCCTGATTTCTTGATTCAAGTCCTGCAAGCTTTTGGTTAGTTGTGTGAATGTCTCCGTTGAGTATTTCATTTGTATAGTCCTCATCGTTCATGTAATGTGCTAGCATTCTTAGCTCTAATCCAGAAGCATCAATGCCAACCAGTTTGTTACCAGACTTAACAGTCCAACAAGCTCTACACTCTGCACCATAGGGTGAGTTAGTGCTAGGTACTTGTGCCGTGTTAGGGTGGCTGTGTGTCATACGTCCTGTTACTGCACCGTTAGGATTGACGTACCCTCGTACCCTGCCGTCAGGTTCTACTGCCTTAATCCAACTGTTGACCTGTGCTAATCGTTTCTGTAGCATCAGGTACTTAGCTATCATCTGTGCTTCGGGTATGTCTTTAACCTTAGACAGTGTACCCTCGTCAACTATCGGCTGACCTGTTGGTGTATAGTTCTTAGGCTTCCAACCTGCCTCGACTAGATACTCACCTATCTGTTTACGTGAGCCTAGATTAAAAGGTATCTCTGTCTCACGCCTGATGGGTTTACCATTTAACTCCATCTCCACCCACTCGTCATCGGTAAGGCGAACACCCTTATCTTCTTGGTCTTTAGCAGTCTTAGCTAGCCTATTAGTCTTAGTATATTGCGGACTAAGAATCTGTACGTTTACACGAGGCTTGAATGTCTCATGCACCTCAGCCTCTACTGTAGCTAGCTTCTCTGAAAACAAAGCTACAAGCAACATAGCTTTACGCATATCAAACTGAAAGCCGTTGTCTCTCTGTTGTTCTACAATCTTAGCTACATCGTGCTCAAGTCTAATAGACTGACCAGTGAAGCCACGACTTTCTTTGCGTAGTTCTTTGTACACTTTAGTATTGAGTATAACATCACGCTTACAATACTCTAGCATCTCTGGGCAGTAAGCATCCCACGCACCATCTGACTGACCATAGCTACCCTTGTTGTAGCCTAAGCGATAGCCCCATGACTCTAGACCGTGACCACCCTCACGAGTAGGCTTAAACAATCTAGACAGTACAAGCGTATCCACAATCTTCTTGTCAGATAAATCTATGCCCTCTACTTTTCTAAGGGCAGGTAAGTCATAGCCAATAAGGTTATGACCTATAAGTTTTGTTGCAGACATCAGGAACTCATAACCCTCTTGAAGCTGTGTGTTATCGAACGTAAACACATCGTCTGTGTCTACGTCCTGAGCAACAATACAATATATCTTTGTGGGTTCTAGTCCATCAGCCTCTATATCAAATACTATATTCATAGCTCATCTCCATCAATTTCTGCATAGTGGTCATCGTTAGGTATCTCAGATAGTCTGCCTGTCTCTGTGTCGTACAGTAGACCGCAAGCCACACCAACGTCACCTGTGTATCTAGACTTTAGTACACGTACTTTGGTGGTAGATGCCTCGATAATATCTTCTGATTGCTGATTGCGCTCAAGAGATATAACTGCATCAGATAGCTGAGCAATCGACTGACTACCACGAAGATGCGATAGACCTGTCTCAATACCATTCTCATGTCCACGATTGCCATCGACACGCCTCAAGTGAGACACCAATATCATACCAACACCTGTCTCCTCTACAAGAGAACGCAGTCGGTGCATGATGCCGTCAATAGCTTTACGCTCATCACCATCTAGTGCTTGGAGTACAAGCATGTGTAGATGGTCAACGACCACCCATTTACAATCTAAGCCAACAATCAAGTAGCGTAGTTTGCTGAAGATATCTTCAAGATGATTTACACCGAGGTGTGCATGAATCCAAACACGACCATCGTTCTCATCCATGAATACTTTCTTGTAGGTTTCGAGAAGTTTCTCTTCGCCTATCTCTTCTTTGACACTGTTGAGGTGCAACTTAGCGTTAGCCTCGATAGACATAATACCCTCGGCTGTACGACTCCAGTTCTCCTCTAGTGCGACAATACCTACATTGTCTTCGGTGTGGTTGATAAGCCAGTGTTCAATCTCTCTAGTAACACTAGACTTACCTAGACCTGTACCGCCTGTCAGGGTAACTAACTCACCCTGTCGCATACCCTCAAGCTTTCTGTTCAAGCCGTTCCACGGATATGGTATAGAGTCTTTCTTCTCTGTCTGTAGCTTGCGATAAGCATCGAGCTGAGTAGATAGATTCAATATGCCTGACGGTGTATACGTCTTGGCATCCCAGAAAGCACTAACGAATGCTGTGTGTTTTCTAGCTTTGAGCATATCGTTAGGGTCTTTGTAACCCTCTGGCAATGTCATAATCTTAGCCTTGTTTGGAGTAAGAAGCTTAGCTATTTCCTTAGCGCCTTTCTTACCGGCATCGTCTGAGTCAAAGCATATAACTACAGTGTCAAACGATTCCAAGAACTCTAGACTATTCTTAACATCACGAGCACCTCCTTGTGCTCCTGACTTGATAGATACTACAGACCATTTACTACCTAGCAGTTCGTATGCTGCCATAGCATCACACTCACCCTCGACTAGAGTAATAAACTTACCACCTGATTTGAAGAGCTGTTCTCCGAACAACCCTGATTCTTTGGAGTTACCCTGCCACACAAACTGTTTATCTTGTTTGCGTATCTTTGTGGCTACTTGTTCTCCGTTACTGAAGAAAGGATAGTGATGACTTGTAACTTGACCACCGACTGTAGTAGTAGATTTAACGCCATACTTCTTGGCAGTCTCTAAGCTAATACTACGGTCTGTTAGTGCGTTAAAGCTAGCACCATCCTGCTTCGGTTGATACCTTGTAAAGTCCGTTATGGTATCTTGTTGCACTTCCGATGTGCCATATTGTTTAAAATAAGTATTGCAACTAAAGCAATACGCAGACCCGTCATCGTTCTGTGATACTGGGTCGCTACCTCCGCACTCTGGGCACGGCAGGTTGTGTTTAACAAATGGCATAAGCACCTCTTAGTTGGTTTCTAGTTCTTCTCCTGAGTCTTCTACGATTGCTTCATCCGTGAGTTCAGCTTCAAACAGAGCTTTGATATGCGTAGCTCCTGCTTGCATAACTTGTATCTGTTTGTTTAGCTCTTTAATTTTAATTACGCTATGCTGAATGAGTTGGAACAATCCCTGTCCCTGCTCACCCAACAACGACACATCATAGGATGTGCCGTCATCAGTCTTATAAGTATATTGCATTATAGTTCATCCCCTACTTCATCCTCTACGTCAAACTCACCACCATCGACTGAGCCGACAGACACTAAGTCTAACACTTGCATTGCTTGGAAGTCTAAGCCTTTAAAGGTTTTGCCTTTCCACACTGACTCCCACTCCTTGTACTGAACCTTAACCTTAGAGCCATTGCCTACACGCTCATCAAGTGGGTTCTTCCGTCCGTCTACTAGCTTTGGTGCAGAGCGAACCATACCGTTAGGTCCATTGACTTTACGCTTGATTACGATAGCTTTACCCTCGTCCATATCTTTTGTAGGGAAGCCACGATTCTCAAAGTCACTAGCAGTATCATCATCAACAACTAGATTAACCGTGTATACGGGTTCATAAGTTGTATTCGGTGTTGTTACACTTGCCCAATAAGCTGTACCTGTTACTATTGCCATAATGTTTTTCCTTTTGGTTGTTGAAAATTGAAAAGTTATTGTACTCGATTTTACTGCACTTGTCAAGTATTATTTCGGATATTTGTGTGTAAGCTCTATCAATGCCGACAGAGCTGTACCACCCACAATTACCTCCAATGAACCTCCAAGAGCATATAAACTAATGCACACTGCCGCTGTTGTTATCAACTAGACTACTCCATTCTTTAAGTTTATTTAGTTTGTTTTGTGTAGCTTCTTGCAGTTGCTCCTCATCTAAGAAGCCATACTCAAGAAGCAGGGACACCATGCATAGAACATCACCTGCCTCTTGAAGTATATTATCTAGGTGCTTAATCTCATTGCCGAACCTGATAATTTTACTGCAAGCCATGCTTAACTCCGAGCATTCTTCCATAGTTATTACTAGAAGCTCACGCTCTTGTGGTGTGAGTTTATCGCTAAGCATTATGCTGCCCTCGCAAAAGCTTTACGAACCATCTCTTGGCGGTTGGCTCTAACCGATGCAATGTTGAGGTTAGATGCTTTGGTGTACGCACCTGAGTGAGTAGACCAATCTGTAAAGGCATTGTACAAAGCCCAACGATTCTGACCTAGACGTACTTTATATCTATGGAAAGCATCCCAGATATAAGCTACGTTCTTACCAGTGCCTCTGTTCCTGTCAACAACTGCTGATGGTGAGTGGTGCTGAGACTCTTCGATAAGCTTTGGTGAGCCTACGGCGTGGCATATCTCTTTGAAAGCTTGGTCAGAACTAACGTACTCGCCCTGCATATAACTCCACAAGTCTCTTTCATTGCTGAATACATCTAGAGCTTTGACGATTAGGTTAGCACCATGCTCTACGTTGAGGCTCTTGGTGTGCTTAGCTTTATATACAGCTACCTCACCACCAATGAACACCTGTAGATTTGTACAAGCAGCCTGTATAGCTGCGGCACTAATCATAAACGGGAATGTACCATCAATAGAACTAGTAGCAAGCAGGCTGAGAGACGCTGTATCTCCGTCTGGAGTCTCATAGGTATGAGCAGGTAGAGTATATTGGACAAAGCATCTAGCACCGTCATGCGAAGTTCTAATGGTTTCTTCGATGTCTCTGGTGTTGAGGTCTGAACGCTCAATGATAGAACGTGTAGAGTCTATCATCTTTCTAGGTGCTACAGCCTGATAGCCATGACCATGAACGCCTAGCTCTTGACCTGTATCGGTGCGATAGATAACAGACTTGGAGCTACATAACTCTGTTCCGTCATCGTCAATCGGATAGTATAATGGTGCGGTATTTATATCAAAATCTGCTGACCCATATCCCTTATCTCTAAGGGACTGGGTAGCACCATAGTTTTGAAACATAGGTATAATGCTAGTCATTAGCTGACTCCTTCGATGCCGTTGATGTCTTTGATGTTGCTGAAGCTGATAGCTCTAGAGCCTCTGTGCTGTAGATAAAAGCCCCACTTGTAGCAGTGTAAGATATTAAAGCACTTACCCTTACTGATTTCGAAGCGGTTCTTAGAGCTTCTGCGTCTTACAATAAAAGACTTACCGAATAGTTTGCCGTTTTTCTTACCGCTAAAAACGAGTGAATGTACTGCTGATGCTACAAAGTTAAACAAAGTTTCCATAGTATTATACCTCATGGGTTAAAGTTAAGTGTTCGTATTCTTGTTGCTCGATTGCATACTGGTCGGCATAGCCATCTATATAGTTTGGGTCGCCATCATAATCACAGGGTTTACCTTCTATACAATCTCTAACGCCTCTTTCATATTCGCTCATCTTAGTTTTCTCCTTTGACATATTCTCTATAACCTTCTTCGACTACTAGTCTAGCAATAATGTAAGCACCGCCATGAAGTACACCCTCTGTGCTAGCTTCATCATAGCTATGACAATAGATATGTTTAGACGGCTTGCCTTCGTACAATAACTCTACCGACCATGATGGTAGCTTATCGGTTGTCGAGTTGTAGATAGTCATATTCTTCTGCCTCCGATTTATATCCTTCAAGTGCTTCTTTGGGTAAGAGACTAAGCAGTTCATATATCGGTGCTAAGTCTTTGTTTTCTATATCCTTTTCAATCTGGTTGATAACATCTAACACTAAATCTTCCATAGCTATTTCTCCACAGTCAGTTTAATTTTGCTTAAAGATTCTTTAATTCTATTGTCGATGACTCCGCTATTGAATCGCACACCGTCTTCTACTAACTCGTTGAGCGTTTCTTCCTGACGTTCTAAGTTATATTCATTCTCATCAGCCAATGCTCTAATCTCATCTAACTGATTCTCATAGTCTGAGAACCATTCTCGAATAGATTCTAACTCTTTGGTTATCGTCTTTTTCTTGTCAGATAAAGCTACCTCAAGGGCATCCTGTATTTTAAAGTTTATATATTCATCAAGCATATCTTGTAGGTTCATAACTATTCTCCAATCAAATAAGTATAATGTACTTCGCTAACATGGTTAGCATCTTGCCACCGCTTAGATTTTGTAGCTAGGTTCTCACACCATGAGTTCCATAGATTATCACAACCATAAGCATGACACAAATCTATATAGGTTCTGGTTCGTTGGTCGTTAGCTTCCATAGCTTTCAAAGTCTTAGGCTTTGGATTCAGCTTCAGAATCTTAGGGTCTACGTTGTACATCTTAATGTTATGAACGTCCATACAACCAACCATTCCTGCTATTAGCTGACAGCAGAACCCTGCTTTAGGTAAACCTAAGCCGTCAACTCTAAGGAAGATTGTCATCAGGCTGAAAGCCTTTTCGTCATAGCTCTTACCAGAGTTAAGGACTGCTTGAACCTGAGCAAACATCTTATGTTTATTCGACATGAGATACTCATAAGTCTTTATCTTGTTACCCCAAAGAAACTTGGAGTCTAACTTGTTAGCTCTAACATCAGCCATTTGGTCACCGACACCGAGCCAGTTCTGCTGAATAGATAAAACTACCATAAGAACCGTGTCTGCCATGTTGTTAGCATTACGCTGAGAATATTCTTGAACCGCTTTACAGTGAGTGTTGAACATCGCCGTCTCCTTTTGTGAAGAATAAATAATTAGTAAGTTCGTAAGAAACTTACTTACTAATTATTTATCTTCATTTTAATTATCTAATTGATTTAGTATTAAAACTATCTACTGCTTCTTCGAAGGTTAAATCATAGTGACCCCAGAATATACTACAGCCATCTTCAAAGCTAACATCATGGACTGCATAGCAGTTATCTTTAAGTCTAGGGCTTCGTATCATAGATATAACTACCTGCTTCTTATCACAATATCTAACAACATCAGCATCAATAGCTATATCTAAATGGTTTGAAACTTGCATAAGTCTGTTCATTTTTTCACCTCGTTACTAAAATCTACTTGATAATCTGAATCTATAATTCTCTCATCTGAAAGCTCATCGTCATGCAACATATCCCAAACTATATCTTCGGCTTCCATACTACTATCTGCTTCAATTTCTATTGCACCATGATGGGCTATTGAATAATAAACTCTATACTTTTTCATAACTCTATGCCTCACTCGTTGAATAGATTTATATTATACACGACTTCCGTGTCGTGCGATAGATTTAATTTGAATTATTTCTTCAGAATTTCAAGAATCTGATTAAGCTTAGAATCCATTTCATCAACTCGTTTCTCAACTACGTTGAGTCTCTCAAGACCAGATGACTTCGCCTTCCCCTTCGGGGCAGAAGCTTTCTTTGAAGCTTTAACTTTCTTAGAAGTCGTAGACTTCTTGACAGGCTTCTTCACAGATTTTATCTGATGAAGAAATTGTGGTGGAACACAATCCCACTCAAAAAACTCAGTGGCTTCGCCATGAGTCATATAGCTATCAGAATCCTTATAGGATTTGTTCAGGATAGCGTTAAAGACTTTAGTCAGCCCATATCTCTCCGAAGGAGATTTGGAGTGAATGTTGGCAAAGTGACAAGCTACTCCGTAGACTTGTCTTTGAGTTGCGATTTGGTTGTTGTCGATTTTGCTGAAGTTCGAAGTTTTCATAGTAGTTCTCCAATTATTAAATTTAAAAAGTTCATTCTGAACTTCTTTTTAAATTTAATAATTGGAGAACTCCATAGCCATTTAAAGTCTGTTTAAAGACTTTAAATGGCTAAAAGTTGTACAGAATTTATGAAATAAATTACCTGTGCGCCATAGATTTATTGGAGACTTTCAAAGTCTCAGACGATGATTTAAGCATTTATTACAAATGCTTATAAGTCGTTGAAAACTTTGGAGATTGTGGAATAAAGCGTAGCTTTAAAGACTCGAAAATCTTTGCCCTAGTTTTGTAAACTAGAGAGTCTGTAAAATCTTTTAAGATTTTCAAGGTGTGCGCTCGATAGATTCTTTAGAATCTTCAAAATTTTTGAAGTCTTGAGAGACTTCAAGGGGGTGGGCAAGTCGCCATAGGGGGGTACTGGGATATATATACAATCTTATACATTTTTGGAGGGTGTAGCATGTAAACCAGACAGGTCCGCAGCTTCATAGGGCTTTAAAGGCAGGAGCTAAAAAGCGGGTACGTAGATAAGTACGATAAGCCATGCTCCAACATCTATATATAACCCGGTGGGCTATATGTATATTATAGTGCTGTATTCGCAATCTGTCAAGAAATTTCTTCTTTTTTGCTCTTCCCTTAGAAAGTGCTTGACAAACCTCTATATTACGGGTATACTATAGAGTATAACTATACTTTTATAGTTCGCATAGGTTCATGCGTGAAAAGAATCGTAGAAATCCGCATAGGAGATATACGATGACTAAAGAACTAGTATATATTTATAGAGGCGTAAAATACGTCAAAACAATACAGGCATAAATGGATGGCAGAGAAACAACTCACTACAAAGCAGCAATCATTTTTAGATAATCTTACTAGCTGTGGTGGTGATGTAAAGACAGCTGCCGAACTTGCAGGATATGCAGATGGTACACACTATGCTGTAGTTAAAAGCCTCAAGTCTGAAATACTAGACATGGCTTCTAACATAATGGCACAGAATGCACCTAAAGCAGCTTCTAAGCTTGTTCAGATTATGGATAGCCCTGAACCAATACCACAAGCTAACATGCGTATACAAGCAGCACAGCAGCTTCTAGACCGTGTAGGCTTAGGTAAGACAGAACGAGTTGATGTCAATGTAAATACAGGTGGTGGTCTATTTATAATCCCTGCAAAACAAGAGGTGATTATAGATGGAGAATATGAGGAGGACGAGTAGCACTATACCGTTTGGTTACAAACTAAACGAAGACAACCCAGAGCTACTAGACAAAATACCCGAAGAGCTACAAGCTCTAGACAAAATACTACCACTAATAAAAGACAAGACATTGAGCCTACGAGAAGGCAGCCTGTGGTTGACACACAAAACAGGACGTTCAATATCGCACATGGGGCTAAAGAAAATTGCAGAAAGAAAATGATTGGGACATTAACCCCGACAAGTACCTCAAAGACGAGGACGGTAACTTTAAACTAAAGCGTGATGGTACACCTCGCAAGAAAGGGGGCAGAGCTAAAGGTTCAAAGGGCAGGGGTTATAACTACCACTCAGAAACTAAAGCAAAGCTAGCTGCTAAAAAGAAAGTAAAAGAAAAACAAAAGAAACTAACAGCAGCACAAAAGAAAGTTGACAATTACAAGAAGTCTATAAACGCAACAAAAAAGACTCTCAGCAAACTCGAAAATGAAAACGCAGATAAACTCATAAGCGCCAACGAGTTGGATGACATCCCACAAGACTTGCAGTCTGAAGCACAAGCGGATGTCATTTTCAAGGCTAACGCAGGTCCTCAAGAGGATTTCTTGGCAGCCGGTGAAGTAGATGTATTATACGGTGGTGCTGCAGGGGGTGGTAAATCATACGCAATGTTGATTGACCCCCTTCGTTTTGCACACAGAGGTGCACACAGAGCACTAATACTCAGACGCTCTATGCCAGAACTGCGAGAACTAATTGACAAAAGTCGGGAGCTGTACCCAAAAGCATTTCCCGGCTGTAAGTACAAAGAAGTAGAAAAGCTTTGGAACTTCCCAAGCGGAGCTAAAGTAGAGTTTGGATTCTTGGAGCGTGACGCAGATGTATATCGCTATCAAGGTCAAGCATACAGTTGGATAGGCTTTGATGAGATTACACACCTACCCACAGAGTTTGCTTGGAACTATCTAGGTTCACGACTACGTACTACAGACCCTGAGATTGAGCCGTACATGCGTTGTACAGCAAACCCCGGTGGTGCAGGAGCTAACTGGGTTAAGAAGCGTTACATTGACCCTTCAGTCCCTAGAGACAGCTTTAGAGGCGCTGACGGGCTAACAAGAAAGTTTATACCTGCTAGGCTACAGGATAATCCTTACCTAGCACAAGACGGTAGATACGAACAAATGCTAGAGGCACTACCGCCTACACAACGTCAACAATTACTTGACGGTAACTGGGATGTAGCAGAAGGCGCAGCGTTTGTAGAGTTTAGTCCGTTTGACCACGTAGTTACACCCTTTGAGATTCCACTACATTGGGAACGCATTAAGGGCATTGACTACGGTTATGCATCAGAGAGTGCATGTGTATGGGGAGCAGTTGACCCTAGTGACGGTACATTAATTATATACAGAGAATTGTACCGCAAAGGCTTATTAGGTACAGACCTTGCTTCTATGTTGACCGAGATGGAATACGAAGACCCCTTCTCAGTACCCGGAGTGCTCGATACAGCGTGTTGGAACAGGACTGGTACTACAGGTCCAACTGTTGGCGAAACGCTTCTAAGAGCAGGACATAAGCTCAGAAGAGCAGATAAGAATAGAATACAGGGTAAAATACAAATTCACGAATACTTGAAGCTTCAACAAAGCGGTAGACCACGATTACAGATTTTTAATACATGTCCTAACCTGATACGTGAGCTTCAAAGTATTCCTGTAGATAAAAGCAAACCCGAAGACGTTGATACACACGCATCTGACCACGCATACGATGCACTACGTTACTTAATAATGTCAAGACCGAGAATCAACGATACGATACAACAACTTAGACAGTTTAGACAGGACTCTACATTTAATCCGTCTGACTCAACTTTTGGATACTAATACATGAACGAAGAAGAAGAAATGATGGACACAGCTAACGAGCTATACTTCGAGCCTGAAGAAACAGCAGGTGGCATGGAGATGAACCTCGAAGAAGATGTTCGTAATCGTTTTGTAGGTTTAATACAAGATAGATTTGCTGAAGCGTCAGACGCAAGAGACTTTGACGAGCAGCGTTGGCTAACAGCTTATCACAACTATCGAGGAATCTACAACAAAAATGTACGATTCCGAGAGTCAGAAAAATCTAAAGTATTTGTAAAAGTAACCAAAACTAAAGTATTAGCAGCGTTTGGTCAGCTTGTAGACGTTATCTTTGGTACTGGTGAGTTTCCTATCGGTGTACGTGAAACTAAACTACCTGAAGGCGTTGCAATGTATAGCCACTTGGAAGCAGGTGGAACAGGAATAGAAACTAGCGCACCACCTCAGTACGAAGAAGAAGAAGAAATAAACGCACCTACACTTGATGATGTAGGTTATGCAGGTGATGGTCGTGATGTGCTTCCGGCAGGCTCAACGCTAACAGGCGTAAAAGATAATCTAACTGCAGCAATTGAAGAAAAAGGTTTAGAGTTTGCAGATGGTCCTTCTGCAGACCCACAAGCATTGGAGCGTTCTCCTGCGAAGCAGGCGGCACGAAACATGCAAACACTTATACATGACCAGATTGAAGAGTCTGGCGGCTCAAGCGAACTACGTAATGCTTTATTAGAGTGTACGCTATTCGGTACAGGTATTGTTAAAGGTCCATTTAACTACAACAAAGTATTAGGACGTTGGACAAAAGACGAAGACGGCTCAAGAAACTATGACCCCGTTGAAGTCCGTGTACCACGCATCGAGTTTGTAAGTATTTGGGATTTCTTTCCTGACCCCTCAGCTACATCTATTGATGACTGTGAGTACATAGTGCACCGTCACAAAATGAACAAGTCGCAGCTTAGAGCACTTACACGTATGCCTTTCTTTAATAAAGATGCAATACGTGAATGTATACAAATGGGTGCAGATTACGTTGAAAAAGATTATGAAAACGAATTAAGCGATGACCAAAACTTAGATGATTACTCAACTGGTCAGTTTGAAGTATTAGAATATTGGGGCATCATGGATGCTGAATATGCAAGAGAAGTAGGAATGGAATTACCAGATGAGGTTGATGATTTAGATGAAGTTCAAGTTAATGCTTGGGTTAGCAACGGCAAGCTTCTTCGTGGGGTGGTCAATCCTTTTACTCCTTACAGACTTCCATACAACGCCTTTCCATACGAACGCAACCCTTACAGCTTCTTTGGTATTGGGGTTGCGGAGAATATGGACGACTCTCAGCAAATAATGAATGGTCATGCACGTATGGCTATTGATAACCTAGCACTAGCAGGTTCGTTAGTATTTGACGTAGATGAGTCAGCTCTTGTAGGTGGGCAGTCAATGGACATATATCCCGGAAAAGTATTCCGCAGACAAGCAGGAATGCCCGGACAGGCTATACACGGTGTTAAGTTCCCAAACACATCTAATGAAAATATGATGATGTTTGACAAGTTCCGGCAGTTAGCTGACGAACAAACAGGTATTCCTAGCTACTCGCACGGTCAAACAGGCGTACAAAGCATGACACGTACCGCTTCTGGTATGTCTATGCTACTAGGTGCTGCGTCACTTAACATTAAAACAGTAATTAAAAACATTGATGACTTCTTGTTAAAGCCTTTAGGTCAAGCATACTATCAATGGAACATGCAATTCTTCGAAGGTAAGTTAGATGTACACGGAGATTTAGAAGTACATGCAATGGGCACAAATAGCTTAATGCAAAAAGAAGTACGCAGTCAGCGTCTAACAATGTTTTTGCAGACTGCACAAAACCCTGCAATTGCACCGTTTGTTAAAATCTCTAAGATTGTTAGCGAGTTGGCTTACAGCCTCGACCTTGACCCTAATGAGATTCTTAATGACCCAGAAGAAGCTGCAATCATGGCACAAATAATAGGAGCACAAAATGTTGGACAAGGAAATGGCGATGCGCTTGGGTCCGTTGGTGAACAACCCGGAGCTATGGGAAGCCCTCAAGGAGCACCTGAACAACCTCCGGAACTTGGAGCTACAGGGACTGGCGGTGGCAACATCGGAACTGGAACTGTACCGCAAGCAGGGGAAAGCGAGTTCACTGGCTAATTTAATGAATTTAAAAGAACAGGCTGTTGAAGCCAAAAAACGTAAAGAGGATTAATCATGCATTGTGATGACAAAGGCAAAAAAAGAATGAAAAAATCGGAAGGCTCAGAAGTTGAAAAAGAAAAACTAACTTCTGCAGAAATGATGCAGATTATTGAAAGAAATCACGATAAAAGCGCACGAGCCGTGATGCAACATATTCCTTTAGCTGATGGTCCTCCAGAAGGTTTAGTTGATTTTGGAATTATGATGATTGATAAATATAGAAAAGTCAAAGACCAACTAGAAAGATATGACGAAAACGATTCCCGTGAAAAAAAAGCAGTAGGCTCAGTAGCTCAAAAAGCAGCAGAAGGGGCTGATTCATTACTGTCTGAAGCTCGTAAAGATGTTGTCGCAGCCCGTAATCCCGAACCTGCAGTAGACGAAAGCACTGAAGAAATGGCAGAAGCAGTATCTAAAGTAAAAGGAAGCGCAGAAGAAGCAGCTACAGAAAATACAGAAACTGTTATGAAAGACACTACTAAGCTTGTAAATTCTTTTGATTTTTCTGGCGGTAATAAAAAGATGGACAAGCAGTTTATTATGGAGTCTTTAAGCGAAGTGCAAGATTCTTCAATAGTTGAAACTAAGCAAGGCATCGCTGAGTTTATTACTGACCTGCATCGCACACAAATGGATGAAGAAGGTACACCTCTTTTAGGTACAGACGACTTTAAAAAATTAAATGCCTTTGTGGGTGACGAGCCACGAGAAGATAAAGCCGAAGGCGGTAAAATGGATGCTGACTTACTTGAAGATGTACAAAGATACCTAACTCTTTACGAAGGGTTTGAAGAAAGCATGGATAAAGCTAAAACTCCTGAAGATGAAAAAAGAATTTATAAACGCTTTAAACAGCATCAAGATACCTTTGAACCTAGCACAGTTCGAGCAGCTTTAGAAAGTTTAGATTCTGCTGACGAGCGTGAAGGAAAAATGTTTGGTGGACTACTAGGAGCACTTAGTAGCGGAATGATGGCTAAAGTAATAGATTCAACTAAAACTGACGATACAGGACTAATGGGTAAAATTAAAAGTGCTATGCAAGATAAAGAAGCATCTATTAGTAATTTAGAAGGTCCTGACCCTATTGAGCCTTCAAATAATACTGCATCTATTGGGTATGCAGAAGGCGGTGATGTTGACGAAGATGACATGCCTGAAGATACGTACCCTAACATTTCAGAAGATGAAATGGATGAAGTATTAGCTTCTCAGCTATCTGACAGCGAAATGGAAAATGAATACTTAGAGTACGTTTTAGACCAAGCATTAAGTTCTGAAGACCAAGATTACTTAATGCAAGCTCTAGAACAAGACAAAAAATTAAGCGGTATCTTTGACAAAGTTATGGGTACTGCAGGAGAATTTGCCGGAGACGGGGCTGTAGAAGGTCCGGGAGACGGCACATCAGATTCGATACCTGCAAGGTTATCGGATGGTGAATTTGTTTTCACCAAAAAATCGGTAGACGTTATAGGCGCTGACGAACTCCAAAAAATAATGGATGACGCTGAGCGTGACTATGACGAAGACCGTGAAATGAAATACGGTGGCGGCATGATGGATAGTTTACTTGATAACGGTGGAAAAGACTATGATGAAGAAGTCCACGACCAAATGCTATCAGCAAATGCAATGCCAAGCGTAAAGCGATAGGGCTACTTCGAAAGAACCCCCTATTATAAGTTTAACCTAGAGGCGACCTTGTAGTAACAAGCCCCACATTGTCTAGCTAACAATGAGGCTACCTTGTAGAGACTCAAGCCCCAAAAGGAGAGTGACATGACTGAAGTACAAGAAACACAAGAAACAGTAGAAGAAGAAGTAGCAAACCCATACAACATGAACAAAAATTATGACATCGAAGATGAAAAAAACTTTGAAAGTGCTGATGGACTTTACTACGGCAAACCAAAGAAGAAGGCTACTCGCAAAGCGACCCCTTCGGATGAAAATTATAAAAAACGATATGATGACTTGAAAAAGCATTACGACAATAAGATTAATGAGTTTAAGCAAAAAGAGAAAGAGATTCAAGCACAATCTCGTATGCAACAGCGTGTAGAACAAACGGTGAGGCACGAGGAAAGACAAGAAGCAGCGTCTCAGCCTGCTAAACGAACTCAAGTAACTAGGAAACCTACGCCAACTTTACAACAACGTGAAGCCAAAGTAGCTCGTAAAGAAGCAGAAATGTCTTTACATAAAGCTCACCCAGACTTTGCACAAGTTAGAGAAAGCACAGAGTTTCATAGTTGGGCTAAATCCCAACCCCAAGCTATTCAAGATTGGGTGTACAATAATCCTAATAACGTAAGCTTAGCAATCAAAGCTATCGACATTTATAAATCAGAAACTGGCAATACTTCTTCACGTACAACAGGAGGGTCGCAATCTCGACCATCTGGTTCTGCAGCTGATATGGTTTCAACCAAAACAAAAACTGTAAATGCAGGCGAACCTAAAGTATGGTCACAACGGGAAATCGCTGCACTGTCAATGGACCAATATGACAAGTACGAAGAAGAAATCGACTTGGCAATGTCTGAAGGCAGAGTAGTCGGTTAACACAAATGTCTTTATAAAAAGGAAACATAATCATGGCTAACAACGTATCAGACCAATATTTTAAACAAGCCGCTGTAGGTGACCCTGCAGTATCGCCACAAAACTTTGGCAACAGCACTAACTTTATGCCTGCGATTTACTCGAAGAAAGTTCTTAACTTCTTCCGTAAAGCGTCAGTTGCCGAAGCAATCACAAACACCGATTACGCAGGTGAAATTTCTGCATACGGTGATTCAGTAAAAATCATCAAAGAACCAACCATCTCTATTTATCAATACGAGCGTGGTGCAGATGTTACTGAAACTAAACTAACCGACACTGAAATCAGCCTAGTAGTTGATACAGCAAACGCATTTAAGTTTGTTGTAGACGACATCGAAACTCAAATGTCTCACGTAAACTTCAAAGAAGTTGCAGCTTCATCAGCAGCTTATGCTCTACGTGATGCATTCGATTTGGGTGTAATTACTGCAATGCTAGCAGGTGTAACTGCATCTAACCCAGACCACGTTCTAGGTACAGATGCTGCACTAGCTATCGGTGGTGGTGATTATAACAACTCAACTAAGCAGCTACAACTTGGTACTCACGCTGACTCTGACGACCCATTAGACCTATTGGCTCACATGTCTCGTAAGCTTGATGACCAAAACGTACCTGAAGAAGGTCGTTGGTTTGTAGCAGGTCCTGACTTCTACGAAGCTCTATCTCAGTCTAGCTCTAAGCTATTGTCTGTAGACTTCAACGCAGGTCAAGGCTCTATCCGTAACGGTCTAGTAACTTCTGGTAAGTTGCGTGGCTTTAGCATGTACAAGTCAAACAATATCCCTGCTCCAACTAATGCACAAGCACAGTGCATGGCAGGTCATATTTCTTCGACTGCTACAGCACAAACTATCACAAGCACTGAGGTCATCCGTGACCCAGATAGCTTCGGTGATATTTGTCGTGGTTTGCATGTATATGGTGTTAAGGTTTTACGACCTGAATCAATTTTGAAAGCATTCTACAAAATTGTAAACGCCTAGTAGTTTGAAACAAAGCGAGGGGGCTGTAAAAAGCCCCCAACCTTTTAACATAATAAAGGACTGAATAAACATGGCATCAACCTATTTAGATTTAACCAACGAACTTCTTAGAGAGCTTAACGAACTTCCGTTAACTACCTCTACTTTTGCTACAGCCGTTGGTGTTCAACAGCATGTAAAAGATTCAGTAAACAAAGCATACTTTGACATTGTGAATTATGAACCACAATGGTCATTTCTATCCGCAGGAGAAAGCGGAACAACTGACCCAATGTATGGCAACGTAGTTGTAGATACAGTAGCCGGTCAACGATTTTATGAATTAAAAGCAGCTAGTGATTCCATAACAACAGATTATGGGTCGGTAGACTGGGACAACTTCTACTTAACTACAGTAGGTGTTGATGGCGAGTCTGCGCCTTATACAGGCAAGAATTTAGAATACTGCACGTTAGAGCAATGGAAACGATTCCGAAGAGTTGGTGAAAACTTAGACGATGCAGACACACAAAATCATGGCGTACCTAACATTATAATTAGAAGTCCTGACTCTCGCAAGTTTGGACTTAGCCCCATACCCGACAAGGTTTATAAAGTTTGGTTTTACGCCTATGATTTACCAACAAAACTAAGTGCTCATGGAGATACAATAGTATTTCCAGATATGTACTCACCTGTACTGCTTGCAAGAGCTAGATACTACATTTGGCAGTTTAAAGATAATCCACAAGCTGCAGCGTTTGCACTAGACGACTACAAGAAAGGATTGCGTAGTATGCGCTCTAACCTTCTTGAACCTACACCATTTTTTATTAGCGATGACAGAGTGAGATTTGTTTAATGCCTGCTTCTCAACCTTTTGGTTTTTCTTGTAAGGGTGGACTAAACACCAATATAAGTGAAATAGAAATGCTTAAAGTTCCGGGAATTGCTACAGAGTTAATAAACTTTGAAGTTGACCCTGACGGTGGATATAGGCGTGTAAACGGCTACGAAAACTTTAGAGCAACTAAACCTGAATCAGGCACTAGTGCTATTCTTGGACTAGCTGTATACGCAGACGGAATTGTAGCAGCTAAAAGCACAAGTATTTTCTTTGGCTCAGCCGACCAAGACTGGACTAAAATTAACAGAGCTAGCGTATCTGGAAGCGGAGATAACCACTCAACATTTACTGGTCGTTCTGAAGATGCACGGACATCTCAAGGAACTGTAGCTTCTGTAATTTATGAAGGCGCTGACGATTACGGTCAGTTAATCATGTGCGAAAAAAGCAACAAGCCGTTTTTATTTAAAATGACAGGTACAGGAGCTTTTGATACTCGTACATTTTTTGCACAAGAAATAACTGTAAACGGTGCTGAGTGTCCTACAGCTTGTGCAGTACACGAAAATCATTTAGTAGTTGGCGGCACAGCTGAGTCTCCAAATACATTATACTACAGCGCAGTAAACGACCCCTCATCATTTACAGGAGCAGGGTCAGGCGCTATTGCAGTTCCTGATAGAATTGTAGGCTTACGTAGCTTTCGTAATGACTGCATTATATTCTGTCAAAACAGCATACATAAACTAGTAAATATAAATGATACTAATAGTATTGCTGTAGTGCCAGTAACTAAAAATGTAGGTTGTTTAAATCAATTTACAATTCAAGAAATTGGTGGCGACTTAGTATTTTTAAGTCCTGATGGTGTGCGTACTGTTGCAGGTACAGCAAGACTAGGAGACGTAGAGTTGTCGTCTGTAAGTCGAAACATTCAAAAAATTGTATCTGATGATATAGTTAAGTTTGTAAACAACTATAATATTTCAAGTTTAGTGCTACGCTCTAAATCACAATATAGATTGTTTTATGGTAGTCCACCGCTAGGAGTTCCTAAAGCACGAGGAATTATTGGAACATTTACAGGTCAAGGTTATGAGTGGTCTGAAACAAAAGGTATTGAAGCTACAGCAACTGCAAGTGGTTTTGGATATGACGGAGTAGAAAAATTAGTACACGGTGATTCTAAAGGTTATATATACACACACGATACCGGAAATTCATTTTCAGAAAACGGTTCAGCATTTAATGTAGAAGCTAAGTACCAAACACCGTATTTAGATTTTGGAGATATGGGAACTAGAAAAACTTTATACTATGTTAAAATATCAGCTACTCCAGATAAAAAAGGTACAGGCAATTCAAAGCCTACGCTAACTACTTTATTTGATTTTGAAGATACAGACGTACAACAACCACCAGAAGAAAATTTACCAGAAATTCATGCAGCTTCGTTATTTGAGCAGGCTGAATTTAATGCTAACATATTTGGAGCTGCAGATAATCCATTAGTACGAATACCTCTGCAAGGAAGCTGTTATTCAGCAGCATTTAGACTAGAAAGTCGAGATGCACTTACACCTTACACAATTAACGGTATATACATAAATTATGTGCCAACAGGCAGGAGATAATTAAATGTCAACATACGCATCACGACAAAGCACTTTACATGACGGCAACATTATTACTGCCGCACTTTTTAATAATGAATACAATGCAATTTTAAATGCGTTTGCATACGCTTCAACTGGAACTACAGGTCATACACATGATGGCACAGCCGGTGGCGGCGGTCACATTAGTAAAATTGGCGACCAAGATTTTTTAAACAAACTTGTTATTGAATCTAATGAAATTAAATTCTTTATTGAAGTAGGCGGTGCAGCTGTTGAGCAGCTTAATCTTGCAGATGGTGTATTAGCTCCTGAAACTAATAACGATATTGACTTAGGAACTAGCAGCAAAAGATTCAAAACAATTTATGCTACTACTTTAGATGTAAGCACTACTATCACTAATGCTCAGTTAGCAGGAAGTATTGCTAACGATAAGCTAGCTAATTCTACAGTATCCTATGGTGGCGTTTCTTTAGCTTTAGGAGCTTCAGACGCTACACCGGCTTTTGACCTAAGTGACGCAACAAGCTATCCTACATCAAGCCTTAGCGGTACTATTACTAACGCACAGCTAGCAGGGAGCATAGCAAATGCAAAACTATCTAATTCCTCTGTCTCTTTTGGTGGTATTTCAGTGGCACTTGGCGCATCAGATGCAACTCCTGCATTTAATTTAGCTGATGCTACAGGTTATTTAACTTCTAATCTTAGTGGAACTATAACAAACGCACAACTTGCAGGAAGCATTGCAGGTAGTAAATTAGCAATGCCGCTTGAAATAAGTGACGGAAAAACTTCTGAAGAAGATGCAATTGTAACAATTACAAATAGCAATACTGGCACTACTCAAGATGGTCGCATAATTGAATTTATAACTGGTTCTAACTTTAGAGGAAGTGTAGGGGTTACAGAAGTAGCTTATGGAAGCGGTAGTTTCTTTGCAGGTCCGGGATGTGGACTTTTAGCAACTACTCAATTTACAAGTCACATTGTTCAACCTTGTGATAGTATTGGAGATTATAAAGACGACTCCGTAGATTTAGGCAGCACTGCAACTCGTTTTGATGACGTATACGCAACTAACGGAACTATTCAAACTTCTGACCGTAATGAAAAACAAGACATTGCAGAGCTATCCGATGCAGAACGCAGAGTAGCTGTAGCAGCTAAAGGTTTACTGCGTAAGTTTAAATGGCAAAGCGCAGTTACAGAAAAAGGCGACAACGCTCGTACACACTTCGGTATTATAGCACAAGACTTACAAGCTGCATTTACTGCTGAAGGATTAAATGCAGGTGACTATGCTATGTTTATCAGCACTACTTGGTGGGAACACGAAGGTGAAATATATACGCAAGATGCTCCCGAAGGCGCTACAGCAAAAACTAGACTGGGTGTTCGTTATCCAGAACTATTAGCATTTATAATTGCAGCACTATAAAGGAGACTGATATGACTGTACAAGAAGGTAAAGAAGTAGTAGACATAGCAGCGGCATCAACAGGCATTCTAGCATTAGCAGCTTGGTTGCCGCCAACTGCTTCATTGTTTACCATTGTATGGTTAGGCATTAGAATCTACGAGTCTAAAACAATCCAAGAATTAGTGCACAAAAAGGAAGACTAATTAATGAGTAAAACTATTAAATCTTTAAAGCGTAATAAAAGAAAATATAATACTGGTGGTATTGTAGCTCCAGTTGTTCCTACAGTTGTAAAACCTCCTGTAGAAGAAGACGAAAGTTTACTGCAACCACAGGCTTCTCAAAGTTTTGCGCCACAAGAAACTTCTGAAAGTTTTTCAGGTGCTGCACAAAAAACAATGCCCATGCAATCTACAGGACAGGTAGATTTATCTGCAGGTTCAGCTACTAGACCAGAAGGATACGAAGGCGAGGGCAGTGACTACACCCCACCTGCCCCTTCTTACGAAGATTTATTTGGTGTACCTGCACCAGACCAATCAGACACTCCAGTGGCGCCCCACTCAGCAGTACCACCGCAGCAACCTGCGTCTTATGTTCCTCTAGATGGTGATGGAAACGAATACCCTGTTTTTGAAAATAACTCCGAGCCTTTTCTTCAGTACATGGGAAGAAACGGTTTAACTAATCAGGAAGCTGCATCACTGCATGCACGAGCTGTAGTAGAATTTGACTCCGGTACGTGGCAAAAGCACGGAATTAGTGAAGAAGAATTTATAGCTCGTTATGATTTAAACGGTAGCGGTAAAGTAACTTCTGCGGATACTATACTTCTAGCTAAAGGAGATTATGAACTTCCTCAACCAGTACAAGAAGAAGCTCCTGTAGTTCCTGAAGTTCCTGAAGCTCCTGTAGTTCCTGAAGCTCCTGCAGTATATGACGGCTCAACTACTATGCCAGAAAGAGCTACAGTCAGTGATTTTGAAAAGCGTATAGAATATTTACACGCAGGTCCGGGAGGCGCATCAGCTTCTAATGCTTTTATGAATACCATAAAAGAATCAAATCCTGAATTATACTATGCTACATTCCCTGAAGAAGAACCAGAGCAAGTAGGAACTGGTTACGATGGAAGTACAAGAATAGCAAACATAATGTCAGAAACAGGAGCTACTCGACCTACTGTTGAACAACTTTTAACTAGAGCAGAATATCTTTCAGAAACAGACCGAACTGGTCAAGGTACGTATTATTTTAATAGGGATATGGAAGCAGCTTATCCTGATGTTTATTACGAAGCTTTTCCTGAAAAACGTCCAGAACCTGAAACACCTCAACCAGTTACAGGGTATGACGGTTCTATAAATATAAACAGTCACATGTTGGGTCAAAGAATATCTGAACCTACTGTAGAAATGTTTCAAGCAAGAGAAAATTTTATATTAAGTGTAGCAGGTCCGGAATCAGAAGCTTATATTCGTTTTCATAATGAAATGCGTGATAAGTATCCTGATGTATATAATGCAACATTTTCAGAAGCTCCTGCTCAAGAACCAGTAGTTGAAGAAAGTTTTTATGCAAACATTCCGAATCCTAAAGGATTAGATTTTGACTCAGTAATGAATAACTTGCCTGTAAATTCAATGAACTATATGGATGGAGACCAAGTAAGCGAAGAATTTATACAACTAATAACTAGCGGCACGTTTTTTAATCCTGATGCTGTAGGTAGAGACACATTTGAAAAAGGCGACGCAATGCCTGCGCCTTTTGAATATTCAAATATGCAAGATTATTCAGAAGCCCTTGAAGCGCATAAAAAAGCTCAACTAGCTTATCTTACTCCAGAAGAAGCTGAACGATTTAATATAGTTGGCAGGGGAATATTTCCTTTACCTGTAGGACAAGTAGTTGGTGTTGATTATTTGATGTCTCAATTCAATGGTCCCGCTGCATCTGAATATATATTTAAATCGAACTATAAAGGCAACAAAACAGACACATCTGATACTCAAGAGTATGATAGAAATACTGGAGAATTTGTAATTCCTGAAGGAAAACAAGATTTTCAACAAGGCGATGCGCCTCCTGAACCTTCCGACTATCAACAGTTTGGCGCTAGAAGTTATCAATATGCGCTAGAACGATATAACGCAGCTCAAACAGGGGAAGCAGGAGACAGCCTTTTTCCGGGAGAATATAATAAATATTTTGTTAGTCCGCTTACGACTGACATGTATTTTGATGAAAGCACTGGTCGTATTAATTTGGGTGAAATAAAGCAAACTAATGTTTTATATCAAGACGAAAGCTATAACGACACTATTCCATCTGAAAACATTAAAAGAACTTTTGATGTTAATGACCCTTATCCTGAACCAAAAAATTACGACTCTCCTATAGCATGGCTACAAGCTGCAACAAGATGGAATTTAGTACAAGACGAAGCTGAAATGTATCCGAATAGGGTGTATGGAGGAACAACAACAACAATCGAAGAATTAGCTGCTTTAAATCCAGATACTTTAGGAACAGAAGAAAATCCTTTGCCTACATTAGACCAGTTTGATTGGCAGCCAACTTTCGGTACCAGAAGATTTAATTGGGACGATACCCCCGAACTTACGCTACCAAGCAAGCCATCCGCTTCAGGGTATACGAATCCTGACGAGTATATACAAGCTGTAAAAGCTTGGCAGCCTGTGTATGAAGACAGACTTGAAAACATTGTAGCAGAAGAAGGCAGACTAGAGGCTATTAGACAACAAGAAGAATTAGATAGTGCAGATGATGATGCAGACGGTATTCAAAATTCTCTTGATGCTTTTCCTAAGAACCCTGATGAGTGGGAAGATGCTGATGGAAACGGCATAGGTGATAATCAAGACGAATTAGAAAGAGTGCCGGATGTTCCAATTTTAACGGCTGATAACTCAACTCCTTTACAGCAAAGAAAGTTTATTGAAAGAATTTTAGAAGAAAAATATTGTGATGACCCTTTATATAATACGACTCTTGTAACTTGGGAAGAAAGTCAAGCTAAAGGTTTAAATCTACAACAACATTTTGAGTATGTTAATAATTGGATTAATGCCGGTGGCGACCCTAGAATTGCATATAACGACCCAAACAACACCAAACAAATGTCTGCTGAATGGTTGATATTGCAAGCTATTGACCAACAAAACCCTAATTTAGAAATTGATGTAAACAATTTAGATAATACTGTATTTGAACTTCCTCCAGAACCCGAACCAGAAGTTCCTGATAATATTTTAGACCCTGTAGAACCAGAAGTTCCTGTTGAGCCTGCTATAACTTCTGAAATTTATGAGCAAGAAGAATTAAATCCTTATGTAGAAATGGACGAAACGCAAAAAATAAACGAAGGTGCAGCGTTAAGAGCAGAATACGAAGGGCTTATATCAATAGGAGTTATAGCAGAAAGAGATATTGCAAGAGCACCTATTGCAAATCAAATGATAGCGATTCATAGAAGTATGGATTTTTCTGACGGGGATTATACTAAAAGTCCATTGTATAACTTAATGGCGTTTGTGCCCGGAATGCCCAAACCTGATAACAGATTATACGATGCTGAAACTCTTACTCAAAATCCTTTTGCTCAGTTTATGTCTCAATCTTTTAGGAAACTTCCAGAAGAAACAAGAGGATTACCAATTGACTATCCAACTGCCTTTGAAGGTCAATTTGCTCCATACCCTACGACAATAGAGCCTGAAACTCCTGAGAATATTTTAGACCCAGTAGACCCAGTAAACCCAGTAGACCCAGAAGTTCCAGTAGACCCAGTAGACCCAGTAGACCCAGAAGTTCCAGTAGACCCAGTAGATACTGGCGAAACTGTTGTAGATGACACTAGTCTTTTAGAACCTTCAGAACCTGCTTTGCCTGAAATAGGT